AGGATTAAAGTTTAAAACAATGAACCCGAGCTCAGGCAAAGGTTTGAAGATTAAAAGTATTAAAAGAAAATAATTAACATTTAAAATATAAAGATATGGCAGGAGCAGTATTAGCAACGCCGGGATTTGATTTACAGCCTAGTGCACAACAAGTCCCGACATCGACAAATTACATTACCGATTTTAACTTTTTAAATCAGTATCTACCTGATACTTATGAAAAAGAGTTTGAAAGATATGGTAATAGAACTATCTCATCATTTTTGAGATTAGTTGGTGCAGAAATGCCTTCAATGTCTGACCAAATAAAATGGGCAGAGCAAGGAAGGTTGCACACAAAGTATACACAATGTGGTTCAACAGCAGCAGCAGCGGCAACAACAGGTATATTCCAAGTGAATGACCCGGCAGCACCCGCAGGTCTAGTTGCTCCAAGTGGAACAACAGCAACTAACCCGTTTACAGCAACCGCGGCTATCGCTGTTAGAGTAGGACAAACAGTAATGCTTGTTCAAAATAATGGTACAGGTAGTAATAAAGCGATTGTAACGAATGTAGATGTGGCTAATAACCGATTTACGGTAGCATTTTATGATAACGGTGGTTATGCAGGTGCCGGTGGTGGTGCTTTCGTAGACACTGATGTAACAGTATTTATTTACGGTTCAGAGTTTGCAAAAGGAACTGAAGGTATGAATGGTTCACTTGAAGCAGACGATTACATATTTGCAAATAACCCTATCATTATAAAAGATAGATATAATGTAAGTGGTTCAGATATGGCACAAATCGGATGGATTGAAGTAACTACCGAAGATGGTGCAGCAGGTTACTTGTGGTACTTAAAATCAGAGCACGAAACAAGACTTAGATTTGATGATTACTTAGAAACAGCAATGGTTGAAGCAATGCCCGCTACTACAGCAGCAGGGGGTTCAGGTGCAGCAACAGCAGGTTTTATGGGGTCTGAAGGTGTTTTCTACGCAGTAGAGAATAGAGGAAATGTTTGGGGTGGTGGAAATCCAACTACTCTAGCAGATTTCGATGCTATGATTGGTAGATTAGACAACCAAGGCGCTATAGAAGAGAATGTAATTTTTGTTGACAGAAACTTCGGTTTTGATATCGATGATATGTTAGCAGCACAAAACTCTTATGGTGCGGGTGGTACATCTTACGGATTGTTTGACAATGACGAAGAGATGGCTTTAAATTTAGGTTTCTCAGGTTTCCGTAGAGGATATGACTTCTACAAGTCTGATTGGAAATACTTAAATGACCCAACAATGAGAGGTGGATTACCGGTAGGAGCAAATTCAGGACGTATTAACGGACTTCTTGTACCTGCGGGTTCTACATCTGTATATGACCAAATTCTTGGTAAAAACGCTAAGAGACCTTTCTTACACGTTAGATATCGTGCTTCAGAAACTGAAGATAGACGATACAAGTCGTGGATTACAGGTTCAGCGGGAGGAGCAAGAACTTCAAGCTTAGATGCTATGGAGGTACACTTCTTATCTGAGAGAGCTTGTTGCGTTTTAGGCGCAAACAACTTCTTCTTATTCCAAGAGTAGTAGTTAGATTAGAAATGGGAGTGTCTTTAAAGACACTCTCTTTTCTTTTTTTTATAAATTATATTAAATTAAATTAAGATGAAAAAGACAAAACAAAAATTCGTAGATAAAACCTACAAACTAAAAAGAGAAGCGGCTCCCCTTTCTTTTATATTACCAACAAGACATACTAAAAGATTTCCTTTATTACACTTTGATGAACAAACAGGTGTTAATAGAGAGTTAAGATATGCTAGAAACCAAAAGAGTGTATTTGTAGATGAGCAAGATGGAAACGTATTAGTTGAACCTGTAATATTTGAAGATGGTTTTTTAATGGTAAGAAAAAACAATCAAATGTTACAACAATTTTTACAGTACCACCCTTTAAATGGACTTAAATTTGAGGAAGTTGATAAAGAAAAAGATGCTTCTGAAGAATTAGAGTTATTAAATTTAGAGGTAGATGCTTTAGCTGAGGCTCAAGATTTAGATATATCTAAAGCTGAAAGTCTTGTTAAAGTAATATATGGTAGAGACACTTCTAAGATGACAAGTGCAGAAATAAAAAGAGATATATTAGTATATGCAAGACAAGAACCTGAAGAGTTTTTGAATTTATTAGATGACACTATGGTTGATATCCAAAGTAAAGTTCAAACATTTTTTGATGAAGGTTTATTAGTTGAAAAGAAAAAAGGAGCAATCCATTTTGATACAGCTAAAAATAAAAAGAGAATGGTTGTAGTACCTAATGGTGAAGATAAACTTTTTATTGTAGCATCTTTCCTTCAAAGTGATGAAGGTATAGAAGCTTTAAAAATGCTTGAGAAAATATCTGAAATAGACGTGGAATAAATTCGTATCTTTGTAACGAGAATAATCTCACAAAATCATTTAATTTTTTTACAAATGAATAAATATGCAGAAATAACCACAACAGGTGGTGCAGGATTGTTTTCGGTAAAAGATATTGTATCGTGCTATTTAGATAGTAGTAGTGATATAGTAATGGATTACGCGAACGGTTCTCAAAGTAAAATTGATGGCTCAGCAGGTTTAGTACAGGCTGATGTAGACATTGTGTTTGGTGTTATCAAACAGGCTCAACAAGAAAATTGGAGAAAAGTAAAAGTTGTTATACCGTCTTTGAGCCAAACGGTAACAGCATTAGTATTCACCTTTTAAAACTTAGAAATTATGAATAAATATTTAGTATTTGAAGATGGTAAGTTTAACTTTGGAGGTGATGTAGTATATGTAGGTTTAAATGCAGGGAAGATTACCCTTAATTATGCCGATAAAAAAATTGACCTTACAGGAGCAGGAAGTTTTGTAGCAGCAGATAAAGTTGCTATTGAAGATGCTCTAGTAGCTGTATGGGGACAATCATATACCAATGCAACCATAGACGTAACTCTATCGCAAGCAATTAACACAGTTGCGTAATAATTGTGTTATTGAAAAATTGAAGAGAGGGCAAAAAAACTTGCCCTCTTTTTTTTTCTTATCTTTGTAGTTATGATAAATGAAGTAAGAAATGCGGTACTTGCATTTTTAAATAAAAACAACTATGGTTATATAACACCTCAAGATTTTAACTTGTATGCAAAGCAAGCACAGTTAGATATTTTTGAGGATTTGTTTTATCAATATAACTATCAGATAAATAAAGAAAATGTACGTCAATCAGGTACAGGATATGCTGATATAAAAAAAGGATTAGAAGAGGATATAGATATCTTCACACAAGATGTAATACTATATAACTCACCTATTAATCTTTATACTACTCAAAATACAAGTAATATATTTGCATTACCAAGTGATTATTATTTTATTAATAAAGTTTACTACCGACCTAGATATGTTATCTATAATGCTATAAATACAGGACCTGTAGCACCTTATAGATTACTTATGGGAGCTAATGAAGATACTACCAACGTATCAACAGGTGATTTTGTGGTTAACATAAGTTCATTACAAGCAGGAAATCCTACAGATTTTGCTCAAGTAACAGCTATATTTGGTAATAAAGAAGTAGGGGTAAGTAGAGATATATTTACTACATCACCTGTGGGGTATTCTATATATAGTAATATAGATGTGGTAGAAATAGAAAAAGTTCATCAAAACAGAATAATGAGATTACTAAGTTCTAATCTAACAGCTCCTAGCCGGGAGTTTCCTGCGTATACAGTAGATGGAAGTAACATAATGGTATATCCACTAGAAGTTACCACTCCTAGTTTTTATGCAAATGGTCTTGGTCCAAATAACACTAATACTAATTTTGTTATGTGCCAATACATAAGATATCCTAAAGACCCTAAATGGACATATTTAAATATAACAGGGGGGGAGCCTGTGTTTGACCAATCACAACCTGATTATCAAAATTTTGAATTACCTACTGATTCTTTTCAGGATTTAATATTTAGAATTTTACAATACTCAGGAGTTGAAGTAAGAGATATAAATGTAGCTAATTATGCTACCACACAAATAACCAATACTAACCAAGAAGAAGCATAGTTATGACACAGTATAGTAACGTAAATAACAAATATATTTCTCAGTACACGTATTACGAGAATAATGGTAATGTGCCTACAAACCTTAATTGGGGGTCGTATCAATACGTTAGCTTAAAGGAAGTTGTTAATAATTTTATGTTAATGTACAACGGTAATCATTCTTTGGTTAATAATGAAGAAAGGTATAAAATACTTTTTCACGCAAAGAGAGGTATTCAAGAATTAAACTATGATGCTTTTAAAGAAATAAAAGTATTAGAGATGAAAATAGATGGTAATTTAAGATTTATACTTCCATCAGATTATGTTAATTGGGTTAGAATATCTTTATATAAAGATGGTTTTTTGAGACCGTTAACAGAAAACGTACAAGTAGGAAGCGCTTTGGCTTATTTAAAAGATAATGATAATAATATTTTGTTTGATGACCAAGGGAAAGCTTTAAGTCCTGAGTATTCAAATTTAGATATAGATAGAATAAAGGGTTCTAAAAGAAGTATTTATTTAAATAATGATAGTTTGTTTAATAATCAAGAGGGATATTATTGGGAAGGAAATTGGTTTTTTGATTATAATATAGGAGCTAGATTTGGATTGAATACAGAAACTGCCAATGCAAATCCTACTTTTACTATAGATAAAAAAAACGGGGTTATAAACTTTAACTCAGGAATGGCAAATGAACTTTGTGTTTTAGAGTATGTATCAGATGGTATGGAAAATGGAGATAATTCCTCGATTATGGTAAATAAATTATTTGAAGATTATATATATGCTTATATTAAGTTTGCGATTTTAAATAGTAAACAAGGTACGCAAGAATATCTTGTTTCAAGAACTAGAAAAGAAAAAGCAGCATTACTTAGAAATGCTAAAATTAGAATTAGTAATATACACCCCGGTAGACTTCTTATGAATTTAAGGGGACGCGATAAATGGATAAAATAAGATGGCAGAATCAACTAGAATAATAAGAAGTTTTGTCAAGGGAAGAATGAATAAAGCTATAGATGAGCGACTTCTTCCTGAAGGAGAATATGTAGATGGGCAAAATGTACGTTTAGGTTCTACCGAAGATACCGAAATAGGCTCTGTAGAAAACGCAAAAGGTAATGAGCAATTAACCACCCTTACCTATATTGATGCGGCTAACACACCTTTAAGCACCTCTACTAAGTGTATTGGAGCTTATGAAGATTCTTCAAATAATACACTATATTGGTTTGTGCACGACCCCGCTTTTATTTTAAGTGGAGTAACGTATACGCTTGATATGATAGTATCATATAACTCTGTTAATGCTACTTTAACTTATCACGTGGTTAGTATTGGTACAGGGGGTCCTAATACATTAAATTTTAATCCTAGGTATTTAATAACAGGAGTAAATTTAGTGGATAATATGTTATTTTGGACAGATGACTTTAATCCTCCAAGGAAAATTAATGTTACAAGAAGTTATGCTTACCCTACACAACCGGGTAACGTAGACCAAATAACAGCCGAAGAATTACTTGTAATAAAAAAACCACCCACAGAATCTCCCGAGGTTGTAACATCCTCCACTACAGGTCAGGAAAATTTTATGGAAGGAAGATTTATTTGTTTCGCATATAGATACAAGTATGAGGATGGAGAATATTCAGCTACTTCTCAATTTAGTGCACCTGCATTTGTTCCTAATAACTTTCAATTTAGTCCTGATAGTTTTTTAAATGGAGGTATGGTAAACATTAATAATGCGGCTACTATTAGTTTTAATTCCGGAAATGAATTAGTTAAAGAAGTAGATTTATTATTTAAAGAAGCTGACAATAGTACGATTAAAAAAATTGAAGGGTTAAACAAAGTTGAAGTAGGTTATTTAGATAATACAGTTTATACCTATTTCTTTGACAACAGTAAAATATATACTGTTTTAGTTGAGTCGGAAATATTAAGATTATATGACAATGTTCCTAAGTTAGCTAAAGCTCAGACAATAATGGGTAATAGATTAATATATGGTAACTATACAGAAAATTATGACTTATTAGATAGTGATGGAGATAAAGTAGATGTTTCTTATGTTACTTCACTTGTAAGTACACCTATAGATGAAACTGAATTAGATTTTAGTTTGGCAAATTTTACTTATACGGTTAACGGTACAAACACGGTAAATGATGCGGAGATTACTATAAGTACAGCAGGGTTAACATTAGCTGCTCAATCGGTGTTAGTAATAGGGATAAGATTAGTTCACGATTCATTTACTACCACTAGTCCTGTTGTTACCTCGGGGTCTAGCATTGACGATGTGTATGTAACCTTAGCTTTTACATTACCACAAGATTACACCAATGGTTTTGGGTTAGCCTCTAGTGTCGAATTTGCCGCAGCAATAGGTTCTGCTACTTTTATTAATCCTCTTGCGGTTACGTGTACGTCTACCCCTACCTTGAGTGATAGGTTTAATTGTGCGGTAGCCACTTCTATTGTTGCAGCTTGTCCCTTATGTGCGCCCGCAAACCCTACTATGTATAGATATCAAAGTGGTGTTACAGTTTTAAATCAAGGCATACAAATATCAGCAGTCGCTACATCGCCTGATGAATTTAAAATAATTTTCCCTGCTATTAGGTATATAGATAATGGTGTAGACCCTAGACCGGCAATACCTTATTTAAACACACCTACTATGGGAGATATTTATAGTTATTATAGACCAACTCAAGTAGAGCCTACTTTTAGGTCTTTAAATATTCCTAGAAGTTTACATAGTAATAGAGGATATGAATTAGGTATTGTTTATATGGATGAATTTAATCGTTCTACTCAAGCAATAGTTAGTGAGAGTAATACTATACACGTTCCTTGTGAAAACTCGGCTGACCAAAACAGAATAAAGGTTACAATACCAACTACACAAAGAGCTCCGGGGTGGGCGTATAGATATAAGTTTGTGGCTAAACCGGATATGTTAGGTTTTAATACTATTTTTAGTAATATAGTATATACATCTCAAACTACTAATTACAGTTATGTTTTACTTGAAGGAGAGAATGCAGCTAAAGTTACGGAAGGAGATTCATTAATATTAAAGAGTGATATAGATGGACCTATTTCAAGCTGTGTAACTATAACAGTCTTAGAAAAGGAAGCTCAACAAAGAAACTTTTTAAGTATAGATGGGGGTACTGACCCTGATACAATAAGTGGTTTAGTTCCATTTGCGGGGGTTTATATGAAGATAAATAACAATGGGTTTAATGCAGTTATGCCGGCAGATTCTTTTATATTACCGGGACAAGTTTCAGAAACACAAAGTAGCGGAGGAGATTGTGTACATTTAAATTATAACTTTTCAGCATACGATGGAGCTAACTATACCCCTTATAATATACCTGCGGGTTCTCGTATTAGAGTAAGATTAAGATGGAAAAGAAGAGGTTCAGGTGATGGAAATAAATCGTGTGAAAGAAGAATAGGGAAGATTGATAGATTTTTTACAGCTACCCAAGATTATAGTAATGCTAAAGATTGGTGGGACGGTGAAAATATAGCAGCTTCAATATGTAATCCTGACCCTGATATAGCTTTTGATTATTATGAAATAGGGGGTACAGGGTGTCCTATGGTAAATTCTTACAATCCCGCTTTGTTAGTGGGAGCTAATCTCTCGGCAGCAACCACGAATTTTGTAAATAACAATTGTAACTTGTGTACTAATTATTTACAATGGTGGGATGGGGGTGCTGCATTTGGTTTAAGACTTTTTGTTTCAGGTACGCAAGCTTGTGCTAGTGCTAAACTAAGTAAAAAAAGAAGGTCTACTGTGGATGCTACATTTGAAATTTATCAAGCAGATAATGTATTGGTTTTTGAAACAGAACCGGGAGATGCCTTACCTGATTTATGGTACGAAGGAGAAGCTTCTTATCCTATTGATAGAGCTACCGGTAATCATTTAGGTAATACTACAAGATATGCAGGTAACACTGACCAAAATATAGCAGGAGGGATAGCAGGAATTATTTATTCTCAATTCTTTAATTGTTACGCTTTTGGTAATGGTGTAGAAAGTTATAGAATAAAAGACTCTATGAAAGGTAAGACTTTTTCATTAGGTAATAGAGCTTATTCTACACAGGCACAAGATGCGGGAGAGGCAGACAGATTTTCAGACTTAACATATAGTGGAGTTATTAATGATGAAAGTAATGTTAATAAGCTAAATGAATTTAATTTAGGGTTATTAAATTTTAAACCATTAGAAGATTCTTATGGAGAGATAATGAAATTGGATGGTAGAAAAACAGATATATTAGTTTTACAAGAAGATAAAATATCTTATGTTTTAACAGGAAAAGATTTATTAACAGATGCAGGAGGAGGAGGTGCATTAACTTCTACGCCTACAGTTTTAGGTCAACAAGTAGCAAGGGTAGAAGAATATGGTATTAGTAGAAACCCTGAAAGTTATACGCAATATGGAGTAGATAAGTTTTTTACTGATGAAAAAAGAGGAGCTGTGTTACAATTAAAAGGCTCTGCTATGCAAAATGAACAGCTTACTGTTATATCAGAGCAAGGGATGCGTTCTTATTTCAGAGACCAATTTATAAACCCTACTTATGTGGGTAAACAAAAGCTTGGAGCATTTGACCCTTATATGAATGAATATGTATTAAGTATTAATGATATAGCAATACCTGCTCCTGAAATTTGTTTACAATGCGGTCTTCAATATACAGTAGATACGAAATTTAATAATCCTTTTAGTTATTGTATGGATGTAGGAGAGGCAATCGGTCCTATCACTATTTCTTGGCAAATGGTTAATGCAGGTTCTTGGGCAGGTACGATAACTTATAACTCAACAGTAACTCCTATACCGGGAGCTCCTATAAGTACATCGGGAAGTTATACTTTTACAGGAAAGACCTCAGCTTTTCCAACTACATTACAAATAGATGGTGCTTCTAGTGGCGTACCAACACCAAGTTTTGATTTAACCGTAGGATGTCCCACTCCAAATCCTTTAACATTAGTATTAGTTTGTTTAACAGATGATTCAGATGCTACTAAAACTATACATAATCAAACTAATTGGTCTCAATTTGGGGGGTCCACAGCTTTAGTTCCTACCGACGCATCATCCCCTGTTACCTTCGTGTCAGGTACAGACAATCCTCTTGTTTCACAGTATCAAACATTTAGTGGGCAACAAGGTCAAGCAGGTATACCTACAGATGGGTCTACTGTTACGCTGTATTCTCGGGTTATAGGAGCGGATAATTTTGTGTTTATCAATACTCAAGATAAATTTTTTCAACTAAGAACTGCTACATTATATAATAACACACCGGCAGATATAAACAGTTTAATGGCAGCTATTTCAGCAGCCGGCGCATCTTCAGGACCTTTAGCTATTGATTCGTCATTAGCTCCTGCTCAATATTCAGCCACTTTTACAATGCCTGCGGGAGCAGCGAATGATTACTTATATTTGGTATATGATTATAGAAATGTGGTAGACACGTGGTTGTGTTACGTTTCAACGCCCGCAGGTTCTACCGCTGATAAACACGCTGCGTGCTGTGAGTGTGTAGATTGTGACACTCAATGTACGGAATACGCGATAGTATGGAACTCAGGACCTGCAAGTATTATTGAGTGGGTAAATTGCGGAGGGACTACAGTGCAACTAATGTTAGCGGAGGGAGCAAAAATAACAATATGTGCTTATCAAGGAACTTCATTTACAGTTCTTAATGCAAGCACAGTAGTTTCAAGTACAGTAACAGATTGTGGATGTTAAAAAAATAAAATTATGGCATATAATAGTTATACATTAAACGGACCTGATTTATTATCGGCAACTACGGTTTTCGGACCTTCTCCGGCAACTACAGTAGCTCCAAGTGGTTATTATTCGGATGGAACTACTGTAAGGCAACAAGTGGCGGGGGTTTTACAACCGGCAGAAGCCTGTCCAAATTGTTTTGGGGGATGTGATGCTCCTGTAACAGAGAATAACGGTAATGTAGGTATATATAGAACATCGGTAGATGTGGGTACAGCATCAACAGGAGCTATTTACATATCATTTTTTGTATATGGAGTTCCGGATGGTATATTAGTAAATTATGGTGGAAATGTTTATAATAAACTTAGTTCAGAAAATTGGGGTTATATGAATACAGGAGTGCCACTTACTGAACCTATTTTTGTAGGCACAACCTCAGCGTGGTGTGACGACCCTCCGGGTTCAGGTGTACCTATATCACCTTGTGTCTATCCGTGCCCCTCATTATCTGCTTTGCCTATATATAATTATAATCCTCCTGCATTTGTAGATTCGGGAACAACAGGTGCGGTTTCATTTGCTAACAATCAA